TTTCCCAGATTGGGGTTTGCCTTGATCCACATGTCCGGATAGGCGACCTCTTCCACGGAGTCCAGTTTGTACCACCAGATGGATACGTGCTCCTGAGGAGGGCCGATACCCTGAAGAATGTTCATCAGCTCCATTTTGATGGTATCGCCCGCTCCGTTTCGGACCGTGCCCTCGGAGCTGGTGGCGATGATCAGGTAGTCGTCCAGCTTGGATGCGCCCTGCTCAATGGCACCGATGACATCCTCCCGGGCGTCCGCCGAAGAAAGCCACTCATCCACCGTGGCCACTTTGCAGCGGAGTCCCTGGAGCTTGTCCACCGACATGGGACGGACCTCCACCAGGGAGCCGGAGATGAAGTTCTCGATCCCCTTCTTTGTAGAGGCCAGCTTGACGCGGTTGGCTCTGGAGCCGGTGGTGTTCTGCAAGGAACCCTCGGTCATGAACTGAAACACAGGGCCTCTCGCTCTGGTGATGGCGGTCTTGATGGGGTTGACGATCTCCTCCGCCTGCTTCATGGTGGGGGCTGTCGTAATCTGATGGGTCGTCGAGCCGTCCACCACACAGAAATAAGCCTGGATGCAGGAGTCGTAGAGGGACTTGGCCGCGCCTCTTCCCACAATGAGGTACTGCTTCTTGGTCAGCCGCTGCTTGACCCGCTTCGTCACATACCGGCCGCCCCGTCCATCCGGGTTCGGCACATAGACAGAGCGGTCGTCGAAATAGTACCATCCAAACACCTGTTCGCCCCAGAGCTTGAAGGTATCCAGAAGATGCAGGTCGGAGCCATCAGTTAGGGTCAGCTCGTTCTCGCAGAACTCGATCCACCCCTCCACCGCCCGGTCATCGTAGTAATATCCCGGTGACTCGATCAGGCGGTCGATCCGCCACATCTCCATCGCCACTTCCTTGCAGACGTGAATATCCCCTCGGAGAACGGCGTCCCGAAATGCTCCATAATAACGGGGGACGGCGGTGTTGGATAACATGTACGCACCCGCCTCCCGTTACAAGCCCAGCAGCTTCCGGCCGACCAGGACCAGAGTGGAAAACTTCTGATCCGTCAGATTTGTGCGGTAGACGTCTTTCGGGACCACCTGCTCCATATCGAACACGATAATGGGTGACTTGGCCTTGAACCCGCCGTATATGGCGTCGTTCGTGTCCAGAACTGCGCCATAACCGACCTCCTTGCACGCATGGAAGAACTTGGTGCGCTGGTTATACATATCGCGTCCCTTTCGGCTGTCGCCCTGACCGTCATAGGGGATGACGTAGTTGAACATCCGGTACACGGTCTGAAGGTCATCGGAGGTCGGCTTGTAGTCCGGCTCCCGCATCTTCCCAAGGACGGCCGCTGCTTCGCGGTAGCCCTTGAACTTGTACTTGTCGTTTACAAAGTACCCCTGCATCCGCTCCCGGTCAGTGACAAAGTTGTAGAAATCCCGGTCCTTCTTATAGAGGTCCATAAAGACCTTGGCTCCGGAATCCTCGCTGGCCACCTTCAGGTCGGTCTTGAGGGAATTGTCGATCCGGTACTTCATGAACGAACCTGTGCCGATCGCCTTTCCATCCTTATCATAGACCGTCTGGGGAATCGGCCGGTTGAACAGGGCGTTGTACTGGTGTTTATCCAGAGCATGGTGGGTGGCGTAGAACATATCGGCGTTCTTGGTCCGGTCCTTATCATAGGACAGCGTGCTCAGCGTGGTCTTATCAACCTTCAGCACCTCATCGAAGTGCTTCTTGTTGTAGATGCTGTTGCCGCTTTTGCGTTTGTTGGAAATGGCCTTCCGCTGGGACGGAGTATAGTCACCGCCGCTCAATGGATAGGGCGGGCCGTTGCGCACGCCCCATTTCTGGCCTAAAATGCCGTGGTGGCGCAGCTCCATACCGACTCACCTCAGCCCTTCAGTTCCTTGATGGCCAACGCGATGCCCAGTGCGCTGCTGCCAATGGCCAGAACGCTGCCGGCAACTTCCAGCGTGGTCTTGAGCGCTTCGCGGCCCTTGGAGACCTGAGCGGCGGGCACTTCCGCGAACAGCTGGTTATACTGCCGTTCCAGCAGCTCCCGGTTAATCTGATCCCGCATCTCCTTGTCGCTCATCTTGGACACGTCCATCCGCTTTGGCGTCGGCTTGGAAGTGGTGCTCTCGTCCAGCTTCTTCAGCTCCTTGGCCAGGTTGGCGCTGGCGTCCACGGTGCGCTTGGTGCGCTCCAGGTCCTCCTTTGCCCAGCGCTTCGGATCAGGCTGGGAGAGGTCAATCCGGTTTTCCTTCTTCTTGGCCGCGTTCTCCCGCTTGTCACGGTCGTAGCGCGCCTCTCCTTTGGGGGTCAGCGAACCGTCTTTGTTCTGGTAACGGCGCACGCCCCACTTCATTCC